TAAAGGACAATAAAGAACTTATAAACAATATAGGTTCTGTGCTTAAAGAAAAAATTGGTGATGAAGCTGCCATCAAAAGAACATTAGCAGAAAATCCAGCAGAAGTAATGAGCTTTATTGCTCCTATTGTTGGTGGTGTTGGCAAACTTTCAGGGATCTCAACATTACAAAAAGCTGGATCAGTGTTAGACCCATTGTCAACAGCTGCGAGCATTGCATCTAAAGGCATTGGTTATGCAGCCCCTAAGCTTGGTTCTATGCTAGGTAAAGGAATCGCTACTTATGGCACTCATACAGGCTCAGACACTCTTAATGATGCTGCAAGAGCTGGTGTTGTCGGTGGTAAGAAATTGGAGGATTTTACCTCTAATATGCGTGGTACTGCTGATATGAATGACATGGTCGAAGAAGCGGCGACGTCACTTAAAACAATGCGTAAAGAATCGCGCAACAAATACAATCAAGGTTTAAGTAATGTTCGCGCAGATACTACAGTATTAGACTTTCAGCCTATTATTGAAGGCGCAAAAGAAGCCATTGCAGCAGGTAGATATAAAGGTGTTTCTATTGATTCAAGTGCTGCAAATATACAAGGCAAGATATTCGGTGAAATTAAGAAATGGTCTAAGCTCGATCCAGAAGAATATCATACTGCTGGTGGATTCGATGCTCTTAAGCGCAAAATTGGCGATATAAGATCAACCACTCAAGCCGGTACACCTGCAAGAGTAGCAGCAGACACAATCTATCATTCAATAAAAAATGAAATAGTAAAGCAGCATCCTTTATACCGTGATGTGATGGAAGAATCAGCTAAACGTATAAAGGAATCTAAAGGAATTGAGAAGCAGTTTTCATTGAGTGAAAAGCAATTAGAAAATCCAGATACAGCAATCCGTAAATTTCAATCTATACCACGTAACAATGCAAACACAAATTATGGTAATCGTTTACGTGATGCATTGAAATTAGAGCGTGCTGGCGCAGAAAACCTTGTTAGTAAGGCCAATGCACAGGCTTTAAGTTCTTTCCAGCCTAGAGGCCTTGCTGGTACGATAACAGGTGGTTTGGCTGGTCTTGGCATAGGAACAGGAAACCCATTATTAGCATTGCCAGTCTTATTATCATCACCTAGAGCAGCTGGTGAAATAGCAGTAGGACTTGGGATTACAACAAGAAAGCTTAAAAATCTTGCTAAGACAGCAGAAGGAAAAGGCCTTATAGCCGATTACCTTTATCGTGCTGATGCTTTGAATAGATCAAGTCGTCAAGGCGATTCTGAAGCTCGTCAATAGCATTTTGGTTCTTTTCTTGTTCGTTATCATAAATAGATGCAATTATCCAGGCTATGAAAAAAATAATGTATAATGTAGTCATAATTTTATTAGGTTAATCAGAATGGCAAAGCTAAGTCCTGTTTTTAACGACGAACAACTAGATGATAATGGCTTGCCTCTTTCTGGTGGTGAAGTTATCTTTTATCTGGCTGGTACGTCAACTGTAACAGATACCTATACTAACAGCTCCGGAACGACACTACAAACATCGCCAATAGTTCTTAATTTTCGTGGTGAACCTACTTTTCCAATATGGCTGCAAGATGGGTTGTCATATAAGGCAAGGCTGTTCGATGCTGACAGTGTTCTGATTCGTGAATACGACAATATCACTGGTATTAATGATGCATCAATATCCGCATCAACTAATTCAGAATGGACAGGTAATTATGATGCTACCTACATTAGCGCCACATCATTCTCAGTATTAGGTGATCAAACTACAATCCTTCATGTTAACCGCAGAACAAAAAGCCAAGCAACAGGTGGACTTGTCTATGGAACTATCACATCATCAACATTTGCTACCGGCATAACCACGATAGTCCAGGTTAATGATGGAATACCATTAGATTCAGGATTAACAGAAACTCAATACGGAATATTATCTTATTCGCCAAAAAGCTTTCTCCCTTCTATACCTTCTGGGTCGAAGATGACTTTTTTCCAGGCTGTCGCTCCGGTAGGGTGGACACAAGATACAACACATAACAACAAAATGTTGAGGGTTGTTAGTGGTTCGGGTGGTGGTTCTGGTGGTAGTGATTCACCCATATTGATGAATAAAGTCCCAAGCCACACGCATACATTCACGACAGGCGATCAAAGTAACGACCATTCCCATACATATACTATCCCAAACGCAACGGCTGCCAGTTATGGTGCAGGAGTATTAAGTTCTGTGCCATCAATAACCTCTGCAAGTACAGGAGGTTCGAGTTCTGGACATACGCACGATGGTACAACAAATGCCAATGGTAGCGCATCAAACTGGACGCCCATGTATATTGATATGATACTTTGCCAAAAGGATTGATATGGAATTACAAATAGTTAAATTTTGTCCACTTAATGAAAATAACAAATGCGAAAGCATAAGAGACAATAAAATTTATAGATGTGAATGGTACGAAACATTGCCAGGTGTTAATTTACAAACTGGTGAAGTAAGTAATGAGACAAGGTGTAGTCTTAGATGGATACCAGTATTGTTAGTAGAAAACGCAGGCACTAATCGCGGTCAAACGGCTGCGCTTGAATCATTCAGAAACGCAGTTGTACTTAGGAAATTAGAAAATGGCAATTAATATTCAAACATCAGAACAATATCAGGGTGTAATAGAATCAGCAGGTTCACCACAATCGCAAAGCATTAATGGTGATACCAATATCGTTTCTATTTCAGGGAATACGCCTGCAAGAATTAATACGGCAAACATACAAGCTGCATTAAATTCAGGTGGCAATATACGCATTATAGGCCAGGGAATTGCGTCAATTAATGATACATTAACACTATATAACAACACCAATCTGACTATCGATGCTGGTTTGACATTAAAACTGGCTGCTGGAGTAGGTAGAAACATATTTAAAACAAGTCAAATCAATGCGGCATCAGAGGCAACAGTAACTATCGCTTGGACTCAAGGTCTGAGAGCTACCGTTACATGGACTGGACACGGTAAAGCTATAGGCGATTATGTATTCTTTCAGGGTGCTGACCAAAAAATGTTTAACGGCGTGTTTTTGATCGACTCTGTGCCGACAGCTGACACGTTCACTATTCAGCTCGACAGGGCACCATCGGCAACCGCAACCGGGACAATAACCGCAGTAACGCCAAATAAAAATATCACTCTTAATATCTATGGGACACTGGATTACGATAGTACCAATAACCCCAATGGCACATCATTATCAAAACTTGCTGTCATACTATCTGGTGTTAATATCAACATCAATACCGCTAATATTAAAAATGCTCCAAAATATTGTATAGGCATAGGTGCGGTTAGACATGTAAACATCAACAATGTAACGTTCGGTCCAACATTATCAGACGGAATCAAAGTTTATGGACCAGCTTACGATGTAAAAATAGATGGTGCTTATGGTTCTAGTGAAGATGATTTTATCTCGCTACAACCAAGAGAAGCTACTCCGTACATAGGTTATGTATGGTCGTATGGTGACATTATAAATGTTAGTATAAAAAATGTAGCCCCAGATAAAACCAGCACCAGTGCGACAATAACAATGTATGCATGTGATGAGGGAGAATACTTAGATAACGTAACTCTTGAGAATATTGATGTTATTAACCGTATAAACATAGCTAGTAATGAAGGAGGAACGGCTGGCAGTTTTGGCAACATCATAATAAAGAATATCAAAGCACTAGATGATTCTGGTTGGGCTAATGGTGGATTAGGAATACGCATAAAAGGCACTGTTGCTGGTGTTACTCTACAGGATACTCATGGCTCATACTGGCAGAAAGAATTTATAACAGTCACTTCTACGGCGACTATTAAAAAATTAATGGTGCAAAATTGTTCGTTTTTATGCGGTTCAAATCATATTGTTAATAATGCAGGTGTCATTAATAAATTAACGATACGCAACAACAACCTTGATAACTTCTTAACTGGTTCATATTTAAGACTGGTTAAAAACAGCAAAACCATAAATTTTCTTGATGTACATGAGAACCGCTGTAATAAATTAACATCAGCTATAGAACAAGCATCAGGTGTTACCGCTGGTGGTGTCATTTCATTTAGGAATAACTATATATCAACGACGTACGGCATTTTTGAGCTGATAGAAAATTCAGAATGCATCTTCGAAGGCAACGTAGGAGACATCTTTGATGCTAGGCATATACTGAATATTAACGGCTCAGGAAAATCTGTAAAACTAACTACGCGAGATAACACCATAACTTTTGGTACAAGTGCTCTTTTTGTCAAAAGAACTGTTGGTAATGAGCTTGTATCTATTTTTGGATATGACATACCTATCGCTCTTGACATTTTGAATAGGGCAATTCCTGGGCAGATAGCAAAAGCGTCAGCATCAATTGGAACAGTATTGATTAACGAAACATGCGTAAATGATACAACAAATGCGGCAGGTTCTTGGCATCAACTATCTAATCCTGCATTAGTTTATTAATTTTATGAACATAAAAGAACCTTCAACAAAACGAGGCATAATCTGGATCATCACCGGCGCATTAGGATATGCCGGGTGGTGGTTCGGTAAGGACATAACACCTGTTATCCTCCTTGGAACAACAATAGCAGGTAGTTTGGGAGTTGCACTTGATGATGATAAGGATTAAACATGCATGAACAGAGAGTTATGCTGCGACGTGAAATAGATAAACAACGTTTTGAACATTGCCCAAAATATGAAAGGCATGACCTTTCAGAAGATCAGATAATTGATATAGTAAAACGAATACGACAAGAGGATAATGCAGAACTTGGCGCATTTATAAAACAAACTGGCAAGGACTGGTTTCCAAAAGTGATTTTCTTTGTTGGTGGTGGAATATATCTCCTTATGCGCTGGTTTGAAAATCATGGGATAAAGATATTATGAAAACAATATTAAATGTAGCTATAGCAACGCTTTTGTTAATATGGATTACATCAATATTGTCAATTATCATGCATTTAATGAGATGATATCAAAAGAAGAATACCTTGATGCTTTGTGTCATCCTTTCGAAAATAAGATAATTGACACATGCCTGGCTATTCTTCTTTTTTGTATATCTATGGGATCCCTCGCTCTTGCTATTCATTTATCAATTAAGCCTTATCCTGTCTCATTAGGCTATAAGCTTTCAAAGTTCCTGATGGAGACTGACTCAACTGCATGTTACGGGCAAAACACTAAACAAAATAGAGATAAAAGCAAATGAAAAAACTATTGTTATCACTAACTTTATTGCTTGTTATTCCACAAGCAGAAGCTTTGAGCCCAGGAATAATCTATAAAAATGACCCTTATTGCGGATTGTTTGGAGGCGCATGTCCTCAAACATTCATGTACAACAGGACAGGTCAAAAAGCATTAGCCAGATACAACCCAACTGGGAAAAACTATTGTAATTCAGCAGCAATGAATGTCTGGATAATGGGCCATCCAAACAATGCTTATGGCATTGGGTTTTCTACTGAAGATTGGCAGGATTTGGAGATAGCTAAACAAAAAACAGGAGGTTATTACAGGTGGGGTTGCTGCTATACTGGTGACCCAGTAACAAAAACATGTTTACAGTAGGTTATACGATACCTACAAACGTATCTCAATAAATTTGCGCTTAATCACGGCACACGCTTGACTCTTGCTGTATGGTTGAAATATATTTTGCGATACCATACAGTGAGCATTTATTGTTTAAACTGTGATAAAACAGCTCGGAGGTAACACCTTAAAGGTGCTGTGCCTAATCGCTTTTGTTATATATTAGGTGTATAACATGCGTTAGCCACCTAAATCGCACATATCGCGCAGCCCGTAAAAATATCTTCTTGATCTTCATTGTTCCGCTTTTTTCCGCCTTTGCTTGACCATATTGAGTAATTAATCTTTTTTTCAAGCTCTTGAACAATTTTAAAATGCTTTCTTCCAGTTTCGTCAAAACTAAAAGCCTTTTCTTTCCATTTGTCGCCGCTTGCCAAGCAAGGGAAACATCCCACGCGGTCAAAACCATGTGAATAAAGTGGGTTTGCTTCGCCTCCTAAAATATAAAAAATATCTTGTTTTGACATATTAAGCACGGGAAGGCGGAAAGTTACACCTAATTTGTATAGGTATTTTGGGTATTTATTCAAAACATCGTGTGGAACATATAGCGTGTTGTCAATCTTATCAGCATACCGTTTCGCTCTTGCGTTAGACTCGCCTGCTCTCATCCCAAGCCAAACTTGAAAACCGCCTTGCTGTTCAGCTAAAGATTTATAGAATTTTTTGCTTGGAACTATCTTTAATTCGTCCGTGCAATGTCTAGCCCCTCCGCCCGGAAATCGGTTGTACTTAATAACTTTTTGTTCAACACTTCCAGCAGTTATCCGTTCTATTTTCACCCCGTACAAATCCCGCATTTTATCAATATGCGCGTAGGTCAAAGGGTGCTCGAACTGCGTATCACAAAAAAGACCGATAACTTCGCTTTTATCGTATGACTCAAGAGCAAGCTTTAAACACGCTTGGCTGTCTTTCCCGCCAGATATTGGTACAACTATTTTTATCATTTTGATCAGCCTCTATTTCCTCAGTAGCCCATATAAGGGTTTTTTCGTCCCAGTTCCACGGATTTTTTAAAACTAAATATGGATTTAATTCAATTACACATATCATCTGCGTATAACTCTTAGTTCAAGCGGACAAGCCGCCATTTAGCGCATTTTGTTCTTTTTCAATTTCAATTGATAATTGAAATAATTGTTCTTTGAAATTATCCAATAAATCTCTTGTTAATGAGATAGATTTATATACCGTACTAGCTTTGTCAGTATATGTTATAAAATCAAGTCCTGAGTTTATTTTTTTAATTGCTCTGTCTATTTCAGTGTAGCAATCTCGTACATTGTTATAGTCGTTATTCATAATTTACCTTTTCCATGCACTTCGTTTTTCAATGAATCGCAAAATTTGTTTTGCTGTTTCATCATACAGTTCATTATTCGATTTATCAAGAAACTCAATTATTTTGTTCGCTATCAGTTCTCTTTCTTTGTGTGCTCCTTCACAATATGCAGCGTCAATTTGACGTTGATATGTAATGGTATCTTTGAAATAATCCTGTTCTTTAAATAATTTTGCAAATATGTTTGTCATAATAATCTCTATTTTATATTCAATATTGCCTGGGTTGTATGAACTCTATGCCTTACGCCTTGGGAAGTGGGTTTTACATTGGGCGGCTAGATGTAAGGATTCCTATCCCAATAACCAAGCTTACCCACCTCCTACACGAGTTCTTACATTGAATATAAACCGTCAATCAACATAGATCACTAAATCTTTCATAATCTAGCCTTCTGGTTCTTGTCTAATTTCCACTCAAACCAATGATTAGGCACACAATCCTGGCAGACTTTAAGATTTAGTGTTGCCATTTCACCCAGCTTTGTGTTTCCGCATTGTGGGCAGTATTTCTTTGATGATTCCCATTTCTTGTGAAATAAGAGCCATTTTATTTTTTTAAACATCATTTATATAATAAAAAATAAACATAAACAATGCATAAAGTACAATAAATGTTATTAAACCTATCTCAATCATAATTAAATACCTGAACTCCCAAAACCTCCACGCCCAGTGTCATGACTGAACTCTGTGACCATTTTAACAGTTGGATGATATACAGGTAGAAACATAATCTGTGCAACTCTATCGCCACGTTTAACGGTGTAAATGTCAATTGAATCATTGAATAGAGATATTCCTATTGTTAACTGATATTCGCTATCAATAACCCCAAGGCAATTAGAAAGTCGAATGTTATTTTTGTGTCCTAATCCACTCCTAGAAACAAGAACCCCTACTATATTAGAGTCATCTATATTTACAGCAATTCCAGAGGAAATAAGCTCACAGGAACCTGGAAAGATAATTATATCGTCCTCAATTGCAGCATATAAATCAATTGCTGCATCTCCATTGTGAGCGTACGTTGGAATTTTTGCAAATTCGTTTGTAAGTTTAATTTCAATTTCTTTCATGATAACTTCCAATAAAGACCAGCAAGACCAACAACAATCATAAGTAATGATTCAGGCTCAGGTACATTTAATGCCTTTCTTACCTCCATGTCATATAATGAATCGTTGTTAGGGATGTACATCACACGAGTCTTTTCTTTGGCCCAGGTAGGTTCGCCAAGTTTGTCATACTTTCTGCAAGTAGTACTTTGATTAGCCATTGATGTTTCGAAGCAATAATCAAAGTCTTTGTAGAAGTTAGGATCATCAACACCATCAGCTTTAACAAATCCAACAAAAGAAACTGCGATTATTGTTGCAACAAGCATGTTACACAATATCAGATAAATGTACTTGATCATTTTATTCTTCCCATTCTATTTTTAATACAATTCCATCAATGTTATTGCATTTATTATTAAGCTCTTCTGTTGATTGATATATTCCAAGGCATGTATTATGCCTAATAAGTATCCATCCTTCTTTTTTTATTGAGGGTAGCATTAAGTCATCATCAAGCTGACTACCTTTAAGATAACAACCGTCTTCATCATAAGTACATACATACTCTTCTTCAATGTCTATTTTTTTTACTCTAGCAACAATATTGTATAAACCATTTTTTAAGTCAATACACAAAATTTGTGCATCTCTACCATCACGTGTTTTTACCCAGTCACCAACTTTTATTTTTGTTTTATCAAATTTTTTCATTTCAATTCTTCATTAAAGTTAAGTGCAGGCATCTCACCTGCTTGGAAATTTCATTGTGCCAAGGTTTCGATATGTATCCGTGGTCAAGCAATTTCTAAGATGTGTTTATTATAATTACTTTTTTATAAAAATCAAATTTTATTTTTTATTCTTACTTCAACGAGACCATCTTTAATTACAGTTTCAGATAAATTAATTGTCAGACAAAACTTGCTATCATCAATTCCAAGTCTATCCGCTATACCATCAAGACCAGATTTAATGCTGGACAGGCAGCCATCAACATCACGTCTTCGGTTATTAGGTGGATAAAAAGTAATATCAACCTGGTATTTGTCTGACTGTTCAAGTTCACCAAAAACAGCATTAAAAGCATCTGTTCGGTATTTCTTTGTTGCTTTTGATTTTACTGTCCAGTGCGATCTTGCATTAGGATGCAATGACCTTGGGGGCCATTCTAAATTAACTGTTATCATCATCCAAGGTCATAGATAAGTGAGTTCAATTCTCTCGAGGCATCATAGAGATCATCATATAAATTATCTCCATTTCTAGCTATCTCAAGCAATTCTATAATTTGATCAATTCTTGAATCATAATCAACCATCTTAACCACTCCACTCGTTACTGTACAAATGCCCATTAAAATCGGCAATGTCACATTCCTTGATTTCATGATCAGGATGCATTGCTTCGATTTTTTTCTTGTTTCTTGATCCTACTATTCGATCTTTATTCAATACAACGTAATATATTTTCATTTGTTTCTATTCCTTAATTTTACACACAAAGCCATGCGTTCAGATTGTACGATGTCAATATCAGTTACAGGTTTTGACATTTCAAAATGGCGCCAGGAGTTTGTTTGTTTTGGTCTTGGTTGAAGTTTAAGACTGTTTGCTCGTTTGTCTTTATCGTTCATATTTGGAGCTGTCCATAGGTTTATCGGAGGAAATTGAATGTCTGGCCAGTACATAATTGCGAATTAACAATGGTTTCTACTAATTTCCTGTATTCCTCTATTGGATCAGCTTTCAAATTGATTTCCTGATCCCATTTATCAACTAAATCAATCCTATCATGTTCAATCAGAGTCAATTGATCCTCAAAATACCATGAACATTCACCAATTCCTTTAATATAAATGCTGTATTTTTCGTTATTGTCACCACCAAATTTATCAGCATAACTTCCGACAACAACAGCATCACAATCTTTGTGAAAATGAGACATTCCTGGTTTAAGCTCTTTATCGACTTTAACAAGATCGCCTTTATTAAATTTTTGCATAATCATTAAAATAATGATGAATTAATTACAATTTCTATGCCTTTTGTAGCTTCTTCAACTGCATCGGCTGTAAGCCATCCTCCAGTTTCCGAAATCATTATAGACCCATCTTCATTAATACCAATGTGGTCATTAAGCTCAAATGTTCCGTCGTCACTTGGTTTTGTAACGATGTAGCGTATTCCAGGAATCATTTTACATTGCTTAATTTCTATTAATCCTTCAATTGTTATTTTATCTCCTACATTAAGGTTTTTATCAGATTTTTTTACCGTAAATTCATTGTTCATTATTTATTTGCCTCAAAAATTTCTCACGATCTTCTAGTTTAATGTCTGTCAAATACTCATTAATTTCAGTGTATCCGGCTTTAAAAAGAGCAACGCCAAAGACAGCATCGCTTATTGATAAAAAGCCATCAGAGCACGTTATTCTTTCGCTTTTGACAGGTTGTTTTTGTTTAGACAATGCTTCAAGAATGTTCAAATTAAAATCCCCACGATATAAGCTTATTGAATCTGCCATCTTTGATGACAGTAATTGTTTTTATTGTGTTGAAATACTGATTATAGTAGTTTTCAAACAAAAACAATAAGTTCTTTACATTGTGACCACCTTCAAATTTTCCAATCTGATACCAGTCTTTTTTGTTCTTCATTAGGCTTTGAATCTTTGCAATAGCTAGCCCACGAGCGGAGCCGCTATGATCCAAGCAAATGTACTCTACATGCAATAAAAAAAATTTTTCATCGTAAAATATAGCCCTTATCATAGTCGTGTCATCCTTATGATACTCATCAAAATAAACCTCGCTAATATTGTACGTTATTTTATTTTGATCCTGTTTCAATGCTAAAGCCTGGACCTTAGTTCTCATTGAGTAGAGTCCATCTTCTGACTCACTGATAAACTGTGCTTTGCATTTACGGCAATATTTTGCTCCTAAATGATTCTGATGTCCACAATAATCATTTTTTTTATAAATTACATTTTCAAAAAAAACATCTTCATCTAGATAGGCTGTACATTCTTTTTTTGGTGTTTCCTCTTTTGGTGGTCGTACAGTTGGCACAATAACATTCTCAATGCCTCCTTTAGTTAGCCTTGATAAGTTTGTGCCATAGTCAATTAAAAAGCCATGAACCTTGTCCTCGTGTGGTCGAATAACTCTACCTACCATTTGCACAAGAAGTCCAGGTGATGTAGTGGCCCTAAGCAAAACAACACATTCTAAAGCCCTATGGTCATAACCTTCGGTCAGCAGGTTTACATTGACTAGGTAACGGCATCCAGAACCATTTTTAAGCCAATTTAAGGCATCTTTACGTTCATTTTTTGGCATATCACCATAGATGATACGCATGGTTGAATTATCACCCCATGCAGACAAAATATGCTGTGCATTGGCGACACTTGATGCAAAGATAACCGCTGTTGATATGTTATGCTGAGTGAACTTTTGGCGCATATCCGAAACAGCATTTTCAATGATTGCATCAAACTTTATACCTGCCTCTGCCTGGTTGTAATCATAGCCAGATTTGCTTACTCCATCCAGATTAACACTAACATCAGAGTTAAGTGTCTCTATGTGAGACAGGTATCCATCAGATATTAATTGCTTTAATCCAGGATCAACAGCAGTATCAAATACTTTGTGTGTGAAGAATGGTTTTGTCTTGTGTGTTTCCTCATGCAATTCCCCCTGATCTAATCTATATCCAGTACCCGTAAATCCACAAACCTTTAAATTAGGATTTATATGCATCAATGCTTCTATTATCTTCTGATAAATTCCTTTATCTCCTTCCTTGAACCTTGTTCTGTGACATTCATCGATAAAACAGTAATCGAATGATCCTGATACTGTGCGCTTATTAACAAAGCTCGATGCCATTGCAATTACAGCTTGTTTGTGCCGTTGGTTCTTACCAAGCTGTGAACAGACTATACCTAATGAATCTTTGTTATCCATGTAGTCAAATGCTTCTGCGTAGTTTTGTTCTACCAGCTCAAGACGTGGAACAAGCTGCAATACTCTTTTGCCGTTGTTAACGTACCGGTTAGTCAATGCAGCAATACATAGTGACTTCCCAAGACCTGTGAAGAGAGAAGCATAAGGCTTCTCTCCTTTATGCATAGACACATGTACAGATTTGCAGGCTTGCTGTTGGTATAATCTAAGCTGTTTTTTCATTCATTATTTCTTTAAGGTCAGCAGAAATAGTTCTGATATATTGAATCAATTCATTAACAAGATTATCAAAATCATTTTCGCCTTTTGTTTCATAAATTGATCTTAATAGTGACCATATCATGGGACTAACAGCTGGAACATCACCTTCAATTAATACTGACAATTTTAATATATCAAGAAAAATGTCAGCATATTTTTCATTTATAGTTACGTTTCTATTTTCCATTGTTTTCATGAAACCCTCAATATTTCTTTCTTAACAAGATAACAACCAGACAAAGATTTATCTTTAACGATCATTTCATCAGACTGAATTTCAAGCAGCTTTTGTTTGATCAAGTCTGTTTTTGGTTTCATGATTACTTCGATGTAGTCACGTTCAAGGTTCATAACAGAGAAGTCTGCTGCAAACTCAAGTGAACCTTTGCTTGTGCAATGCGAGCAGTTGAAAAGATCGCCTTTGTGCTTATCAATACCAAAGTCAATCATCAGATTAAGTACATGCTCTTTTATGAGTTCGTGAACTTTTTCTTTCCTCTTGATATTTGCATCATGAGCCTTAAGGTAGAGTTTCTTGTTTTCTACAGCTGTTTCATGTTCTGCTTTTGCTTCTGCTAATACTGGCAACCAGTAGTCAATTTTTTTGTGAACATCACCTTTAACACTAGAAAGTATTCTTTGTACATGTTCAATCTCTTCTTCTTCATCTCCAGTTAGCCACTCAAGTTCTTCAAGCGCCAAAGCCTGTTTTTCTTTTAGTTCAAATATTTTCATTATTCAATGCCACTTGTGTTTGGTGATGGTGTAATAACTGCAATTGCAATCTGGAATATACCGATAGTAAGGATTGCAAATATAACCATTAATTTAATTGTTTCTAGTAGTGCTTTCACTTTATCTCCAAAATTATGCCATCCTTGGTTATTGAATGTCAGAATGGAATTAAATCGTCAAAGTCATCGAGCATGTCGATTACGTCAGCTGTGCTTATTGGATCAACAACAGGCGCATTAGGCTGGTTTGATGCCTGTTTTATAATGTGTTCATCTTCAAGAAGAATATCAAGATAGCGATCACATGAAACAGCATCGGAGTTATTCAAGAACTCGGCAGCGGATTGCTTTGTTTCAACATCAAAAAACTGCCTAAACTCCATAACAGTTTTCATTTCATTTGAGGAAACCCATTTCCCATCAACCTGGATATTTTTTGGCAATTGCTTTGCTTCCAGTATGATGCCTATTTGCTGGCCGACAAGATCAGTGTAGACCATCTTTTTTTGCTCAACATCCTGGCGCAGATCAAAGTCATATATTGCTACGCGTCCAGGTTTGCTGGATAGGTCATCAATATCAAGTAGCACTTGAAGGTCATTGATTGATTGCAATGACGGTAAGTCTTTTCCATTTTTGTCAGTTGACATGCCATTTTTTGCTTTATACCAAAGATCAAAATTTGAATATTGACCACTACCTGAAACAACCTCAAAATGAATTGCAGCCGATTCAGCCCCTGGAACTTGTGATTTCTTGTCGTAGCATTTTGTTATTGTGCATGGGTAGAAGCCTGTTTTTTTGATAGGTCCTGAGTTGAAAGTTTTTACTTTTGTTGTATCTTTTTTAAATGCCATTTTTTATTTCTCTAAGTCTATGAATATTTGTTTTGATGTTTCAGGCTCACGTATATCAATAATATAACTATCTTGTACGTTTTCTATTTTTTCAGTTCTTACTTTCGCAAAGAATGAGCTAGTTCCCCTGGTGCTAACTGTTATTTCAGGTGGAAAGTCATTGTCAGCAACATGTTTCACCGCTCCAAATGCGTTTCGTTTAGCTTTAGTGTTTACTGATGAGTCCATAAACAGAACCCAGTCAGCTTTAGCCGTTAGCAGGTTTGGCACTGAATAAACACCAAATTCTGCCATGTCTACGCCATGTTTTTTGTAGTCATTACCATCAGAGTCAGACATGTTTTTTTGCCTGCTGTGAGCAATAAGGATTACATTTAAGCCTTTTTTGTGCAGATACTTGAGAGCTGTAAAAAAGCGAGTCTCCCATGTATTAACAACAGCAGCATAACCAACACCAAAGTCAAAGTCGGCGATTGATGATATCTTTTTCACATCACCATTCTTTTTCTGAACTTCAGGTGTTTCGCTGATTAGTCTTTCAACAATAAGCTTGTCTACAAACATCCCACTATCAACAACTATGGTTTTGTAGTCATGTTGTTTTTTTACAAATGACTGCAACATCTGGAAAAATTCATCAATTGTTTGTGGCAAATATACAATGCCATCTTTAATGAATTTACCAACTTCAGGAACCTTTTCTACTCCTTTCTCAACAGCTACAAAGAAAGGTTTTTCCGCATGTTTGCAAAGGAATGTTTTTCCAACTCCTGGAGGGCCGTAAACGATACCAAAATAAGGACCACTTACAGGTTCTTCGGTAATCTCTAAGTCATCAATGAAGCTCATTTTATATATACCAATAAATAGACTTTGATTTAGAACTAGACCAAGACCCAGACATAGACCCAGATTTGAAAAATGGTCTAAACATAATAATTCTTGATTTTCTTGTAACTTTCATTTATCTAACTTTATTTTTTTGTGCATGTTGAATTGATCTTCCATAAATTCATTCAATATCATTTCTGATAATTCTTTTTTAGTACAATACCATTCATTATTTTCTTTATCGTCACATTCGTTAAGAAAATTAGATATTTTTTCTTTAAGTTCTTTTTTTGTCATTTTGTTTTGTTCTCAATGTATATTGTCAATGCTTCTTCAACAAGGTCTTTGACCTTGATCTTGTTTTCAGGTGTTGCAAGCTTGCCACGAAGGATCATGAGCTTTGAGAATAAATCCCATGAAATTGAAATAGCTTGCTTTGGTTTTGCTTTTTGTTCCATTGTTTTTCCTGTTTGATTAAATAGTGTGAAAAATGATAATTTATTTTTTAGTAAAAGTCAATTTTTATTTAATTAAACTTCTCTTGCATGAAATAAGGTAGTAGTTACCTGATTTCCTATTTTCCATTGCCGGCCAGTGCAGAAATAAACCATAGTCGAAGCATCAAGGCTTAGCTTTCTGGTTTTTGCTGGTGTCTTCTTTTCAACAAAGTTATGTGGAATCAGCAACTCCTCTCTCCTCTTAAAGAACCTTTCCACATCGTCACGATGCCATAAATTCAAATCCCTTGATCCTGATACAAGCATGACTCTATGCCTTACAGGGAAGTCATGGTGATTGACAAGCAGCCTTAGTTTGTTACGGCCCATAAGGCCCTTGTATTTGTTGTAGATATCATCAAAAGACAGCTCAAAGCTTTGTTTTGCCATTCTTTTTTTGTAGAGCCTGACAAACAGTTCACCGAGCTTTGCTTCATCTATGGGATGTTTGCCATTCACCCTTGGCAAGTTTTTGTTGATGCATTTGTTTTTATAAATAACTTCTTTTGCAGATGCTTCGTTGTATCCTAGTCGATCTCTGAATTCTTCAAATGTCATATAAATAACCCATCTATCCAGTTTTTTGTTGCTCTTTCTACTCTTGCTTTTGCTTCATCCATTGTTTCGTAATAATCCAGGTGATTTTTTAATCCTGGAAGCATTGATTTTGCGGCATAATGTTTATTTTCTCCTTTTGTTCTGCTTTCATAACAAACTTCTCCGACAATCCATTTGCCTGCACGGAGCAGCTCTCCATTATGAAATATTCTTTTATCACCTTCCCATGTATATTTATTTTCTTGACTCATAATTTTGTTCCTTTTTTTAAAATGAGATGCTACTATATCAATTCCGTACGTACAAAACAACATTAAAATGAAAGAAGATAAAAAAACAGAACGCCTAGAGATAAGGCTCACTAAAGAAGAAAAAAAACAACTGCATGATATTGCTCAAAAGCAGGAAATAACACTTTCTGAGCTGGTCAGGCTTAAATCAATTTGCAACAAGGAAACTAAAAATGAACACATTTAAAACACAAGAAGAACTTCATCGTTTTTTGCTAGAGGGTGGAACAATAGAATATATTGAAAGTGGCGATGATAATGTAATTTTAAACTATCAAGATGGACAAATATGCTACCAAGACGGAAGAAAAGCATCTTTTCATTTTAGCAAGCCTGATGAGTGGAAACCATACGTTAAAAAAGAATGGTATGAACAGATTCATGAAGGTGGTGTTTGGTGTAAAAATAGTGATGACAATATTATAGAGGTAATTAAATTCACAAAAAAAGACTTGATTACTGAATATGTTAAAAAACATTATCAGCCAATTACCAAAGAGTTTTACGAAGAAATGGGAAAGCATATCTATGAATATTGATATCTTTCTTACAGTTCTTGATAAAGTAAAAAAGACCGGCTATAACAAATGGCTGGCATGTTGCCCTGTTCATAATGACAAAACACCAAGCCTGGCTGTTCGTATGATTGACGGTGACAGGCTTTTGTTTCATTGCTTTGGGTGTGGTGCAAATGGCGTTGAGATTTGCAAAGCACTCAATATTGACCAAGGTGAACTATTTCCACCAAAGCTCGAAAACTATAAACGCGAAAGGACGCCATTCCCGGCAGATCAAATATTAACGGCTTTGGCTTATGAGGCCGGCATCGTCACAGCTGCATCATATGCTATCGCTAATGGTGAAAAACTATCTCCTGGTGATGTTATGCGCATAGAAATGGCAAGAGATAGGTTAACGGAAGGGCTCCAGTATGCTAAATAGAGACGGATTAGAGAACAGCGATCATTGGGCAACTCCAAAATGGCTTTATGATGAATTAAATTTAGAGTTTAATTTTGATTTTGATCCATGCCCACTACATTCAAATTTTGATGGTCTATCTATTAATTGGGGTAAATCAAATTTTGTTAATCCCCCTTACAATCGTATTGATAAGCCTAAATTTATAAAAAAGTCTTTTGATGAATGGAAAAAAGGTAAAACTTGCGTATTGCTAATTCCTGCAAGTGTAAGCACAAAACAATTTCATGATTTGATTTTACCTAATGCTGAAATAAGATTTATTAGGGGAAGGGTTGCTTTTTTGGGAACTAATACAAAAGGAGAATATACAGAAACAAAAAAAGGTAAGCATGACAGCATGATTTGTATATTTAAAGGTTTTGACTATGCTAAAACCTGATAAAGCCTACAAAGAGTACATAGAAAAGGCAGATGCGGGTATTAGCTTTCTGGATGCAAAGATAAAGGAGAAAAAAGACCTTGATAATGATGGTCGTGAATGGTTGTCTGGTGATGTTTTAGCGGATGAAGCTAAGGCTCCTGAATTTTTGATTAATAACATTATCGAAACTAACAGTCACGGAATTATTAGTGGATCAAGCCAGGCTTTTAAAACATTCCTGGTTGTCAAGCTCGCCCATTCTGTTTGTACTGGGATTGATTTCTTTGGCCATGATGTTTTTGAAACTGGCAAGGTGCTTTATATCTGCGGTGAGGGTAAAGGTGCTCTTGCTCGCAGAATAAAGGCTTTAAAGATCGTAGAGGGTGGTTTTAGCGACAATCTTTTTATTCTTAACCAACCCATAGGGATTGATAATATTGCTTGTATGCAGTGGCTTAAAGAGGCCGTAGAGGAGATCAAGCCAATGTTGGTTATTGCTGATACGTTTAGCTCTCTGGCAACATCAACAAATGAAAATGATAACTCGGAAGTGGCCAGAACATTAAGGCTTATAAATGACTCTTGTACCGGCAATAAAACCTGTTCACTAGTTGTGCATCATTATGGCAAGGATGCTGCTCGTGGCGTTCGTGGGGCATATGCTTTCCAGGGAAATGTTGACTACAGTATGACTATGGAGCGCATAGAGGGGACCATGAAAACAACTCTGACAAGCAACAAGATGAAAGATTCAGAACTATTTGATGAGTTGAAGCTTGAGGCTCATGTTGTCGATCTTGGCATGTTACGCCAGGATGGGCAGCAATCTACCAGTTTGATATTAAAACTTGATGGTGATGCTGTATCTAATGAATATGATGGTAATGGAAATGATAGCAGGGTTTATGTTGCGCTTAAAAACTTAGGAAAGGAGAGTTATTCAGAACCAGAAATAAGGGAAATAATCAGACAGGAATTTCATGATTATTCTAACCATCGAGTACTTTTTAAGAGGATTATGGACAGCTTGATTTCAAAGAATCTCATAAAAAGTCACTATAAAAAGTTCCTGGTTGTTAAAGAAAATGTTTGATCAATATTTGCAAAATGTTTGCAAAATGTTGATTTTGTCGTGTTACGCACAATCGCTACAAGCCACGGCTAGCGTGGCTTACAGCGTTTCAATGTTTTGTTACGCCTGTAACACTTTTTTTCAAACATTTGTTTATGTTACACCTTGTTACACTTGTTACGGCAAAGCTCTGTATGCCACGAATACCAAGGCTTTCAAAGTTTAAATGTTTTTGTTACACCTGTTACACTTTTGTTACGGCGTAACGTGTAACACACATCTATCTATCTATAGATAGATGTGTTTGTTACGGTTGTTACATTTTGGTGTTACAAAATAGGTTTATTTAATAGTAAAAAAATAAAAAATAATTATTTACTTTTTATTATTATTTGATCTATACTGTAGTCACTTTCAAAAGAAAGTATTTTTCAACTAACCGGAGTAAAAATAATGAAATTCAGAATTGAAACATTAAGGTTCAGTTATTCGAAAGAAAAATCAGAGAAACTAGAGAAATTAGGGTTTGAATTCTCTGTTAATGGTGATGACTGTTGGTGTTATGAAAAAAGCGACAAAAAAGTTTACATTGAGATTGAATCAATTGAGCAATTAATTGAACTGGGAAACAAGGTTGATTGTGATTTAATCATAGATTCAAAGAACATGATTATATTTATAGATGACGAATGAGGTGATGAAATGAAATACTGGACATTTATAGTACTGAGCATGGGCATGACAATCACTGTGCAAGCCTATGGAAAGAGTGATGCAAAGAGACATGTGATTAACCATGTAGGTCTAAAACATGATGCTGAGTTAAGATGCATCAAATGTGAACGTGATAGGTCGTAAGGATGATAGGTGCAGATATAACAAAATTCGATGGGTTTACAATCATTAACACACCTTCTGGGTCTGATAATGATCATTATGGTGATTGTAAAAATACAATTACATTTGATAGTGAAAATCTAATTATAGAGTCTTATCAGAAAAAAAAGGAATTATGCGCAATTGCTTTTAGAATAACGCCTCAATTTATAAAAGAACTTAAAGTCTTTGTAAATGTGTTAGAAGTTATGAATAACTAACGTGAGAGAGCTTAGTTTGAGTGATTATGTTTTTAACATAGCATTACAGTCATTTAAGGTTTTTTTGGCTGTAGTGTTTATTTTTGGTGGATTTATGTATTATTTAACAGTGTTTGTTGTGGGTAAATTCAAATGAAACTGTTTTTGTTGCTTTTGGTAATGTCATTCAATGCTAATGCATATACTCAGGAAGATTTGACAATGTACTATGCTAGAATGAAATGGTTACAGTACATAAAGACTGTGCCTAGGTCATCAATGACAGATGAGGAGTATTTGATGTTGGTTGATGCAAAGCTGAAGATGATGACTTGGCAAATTGAGTTTATACAAAGTGTTGGAGGAACAAGATGAGTGATGTTTATCCAAAAGGATTGAAAGAATCAGACTTGATATGTTTTGATGACTATACATTGCCATTTCATATTGGCGATAATGAAGGACCTGATAAAAAAATAAAATGTAAAATATGTGGAAGCAATGCTTTCAATGTTGCAACTAGTAGTTATAGAACATCAATTAGATGTGTTAATTGTCTTTGGGAGCTTTGTGTACATGATGACTAAACATAGACATTGTGATTTAATAAAAGCCTGGGCAGATGGTGAGTCAATCCAATATTGGTCACCAGTTTATAAAAAATGGATTGATTTTGAAGAAGGACAAACAATACTATGGAATTTGGAGAAATATAGAATCAAGCCTAAAGAAATACTGATAGATGAAATTTCTTTCAAAGAATTGCTTGATATGGCGACAAATATAACTCCAAGTGTTGCTTTGTCACAACAGCTTGTTATTGAGGCTTATGTGGCTGGTAAGCGATCAGTATTGAAAGATGGTATTAGAGTGGATGATGGCTTGTAATTTGAATTGTTTTGTGTTAGTGTTGTAGTATTTATAACTATTGCAACACTAATTTAATAGAATTTGATAGAAAAATGGCTAATCCAGAAGGAACAATGAAACCAGGAAGGGTAAAAACTGGTGGACGACCAAAAGGAGTTACAAACAAAGTCAATAAAGAACTAAAAGATATGATCTTAGGTGCTCTTAACGATGTTGGTGGTCAAGCGTATTTAGCAAGACAGGCAGAACAAAACCCTGGCCCATTCATGACTCTAGTAGGTAAGATTTTACCTAAAGAAATAAAAGCAGACGTTGACGTTAAAGCAAGTGTAGTCATAAAGGCATCACCACTTGACGAAAGAATTTAAACTTACAGACAAACAATTACAGGCTCAGGAGATTCTTGCTTCTGATGCCACGCATATTTGTTTGTTTGGTGGCTCAAGATCAGGTAAAACTTTTCTTCTTGTTCGCAATGTAATATTCAGAGCACTAAAGGCTCCAAAGTCTCGGCATGTAATATTCAGGTTCAGATTTAACGCCATAAAATCAAGTATCATACTTGACACATTCCCAAAGGTTATGGACGTTGCTTTTCATGGAGTCCAATATAATCTCAACAAAACTGACAATTATGTCACGTTTGATAATGGCAGCGAGATATTTTTTGCTGGACTTGATGACAAAGAAAGAGCCGAAAAAATATTAGGTATGGAGTTCGTGACTATCTATCTTAATGAGTGCTCTCAAATACCACAACACTCAAGAGAAATAGTTATCACTCGATTAGCTCAACAAGTAGATCAAGAAATTGATGGTCGTGAATCTACACCACTAAAGCCGCGCATATATTATGATGCTAATCCACCGTCTAAGGCTCACTGGCTTTATAAAGTATTCATACAGAAACTTGACCTTGATACAAAACTACAGGTATCAAAACCTAATGATTATGCATCATTCAAGATAAATCCTTCAGATAATGTACAGAATCTTTCAGATGGTTACCTTGACTCTCTAAAATCTATGTCTGCAAGGATGCGTAAACGGTTCCTAGATGGCGAATTTGCAGATGCAACACCAAATGCATTATTCACAGATGAAAATATAGATACTTGGCGTGTAGTTGATGGATCAATCCCACAGCTAATTCGAGTTGTAGTTGCTGTTGATCCGAGCGGATCAGGTGACATAGATAATGCTGATAATGATGCAATAGGAATTGTAGTTGCTGGATTAGGTATTGATGGCAATGCTTATGTTCTTGAAGATTGTACCGTTAAATGTGGGCCTTCTACTTGGGGACGGGTTGCAACAGATGCATATGATCGGCATAATGCTGATATAATAGTCGGAGAGATAAACTACGGTGGTGCTATGGTGCAGCATGTTATTCAAACTGCTAGGCCAAGAACTCCATACCAAACCGTAACTGCTACTCGTGGAAAGGCTGTTAGAGCAGAGCCGATAAGCTCACTGTATGAACAAGGAAAGGTTAGGCACGTAGGTAATTTTGTAGAGCTTGAAGAAGAATTGACAGCTTTTAGCACTTATGGTTTTACTGGAGAAAGATCACCAAATAGGGCAGATGCTCTTGTTTGGTCATTAACAGCCCTATTCCCAGGAATAGTAAAACCAAAGAATGAAAATAAACCAAAAACACATATACAAATACCTGTAGGGTCGTGGATGTAATGACAGATAAAACACTGGAAATAGCACGTAAACGCTTCGCACAGGCTGAAGAAGCCGATCAGGAAAACCGCCGTGAACGTGTCAATGACATAAAGTTTGTGAGGCTTGGTGAACAATGGCCAGAGTCAGTTAAACGTGACCGTGAACGTCCTGGTGCTGAGAGGCCAATGCTTACCATTAACAGGCTTCTTCAGTTCCGTAACCAGATCGTTAATGAGATCAGACAGAATTGCCCAAGCGTCAAGTTCCGTCCTGAGAACGACGAGGCAGACGTTGAGACAGCAGAGATATATAACGGGCTGTATCGACACATACATCACACTGGCGGAGCAAAGATAGCGTATGTTACAGCAGCAGAAAATCAGGTTGATACAGGTATCGGCTATTTCCGCATTTACACTGACTATTGCGACTCTGATTCATTCGATCAGGAAATAAAGTTCAAGCGCATCCTTGATTCAAATTCAGTTTACTTTGATCCTGATAGCACAGAACCAGATGGTTCGGACTCAAAATATGCATTTGTAGTTGAAGATATAGCAAAAGATGACTTCGAGAAGCTATATCCTAAGGCTGAAGCAAAAGGCTGGGAAGAAGACACATCAGGCTGGATCAAAAAAGACACTGTTCGTGTCGCTGATTATCTGTATATCGATACAAAGGTAAACACAATATGCCAAATGCAAGATGGATCAACAGTCAATAAGGATGAATTGCCTGAAGAATTTCATCCACTTATTGTTAAAGAACGCAAGTCTGAAAAAAGAACATGCAAAATATGTAAGATCGGAGGCAATGAAATCCTTGAAGAATCAGAGATGCCATGCTCTTATATTCCAGTTATCCCAGTAATAGGATCGGAAGTTTATGTTGAAGGTAAGCGCACATTATACGGTCTTACACGGCCGGCAAAAGATTCCCAGCGATTGTATAACTACATGGAGACTGCCAACACCGAGTTACTTGGACTTGCACCACGCGCTCCATACGTTGTCGCAGCAGGGCAGATCGACGGTTATGAGAACGAATGGCAAGCAGCTAACAGGGTTAACCTATCGGTGCTCACATATAATCCAGTCTCAGACCTAGGAACATTGCTGCCAGCTCCACGAAGAGAAATGCCACCTGGGCAAAACCCTGGCTTCGAGTCTGCAATGAACAGAGCAGCAGAAGATATCAAAGCTACTATGGGCATTTATGATGCATCTGTAGGTAACCGTGAAGGTGATCAATCCGGGAAGGCTATAAACTCACAGATCAGACAAGGACAAGTAGGAAACTACCATTTTCAAGACAACCTTGCGCTCTCAGTACAGCAATGCGGTAAGATCATTGCAGAGTTAATACCAGCAATATACGACACTGCTCGTGTCATAAAGATATTAGGGGAGGATGGATCGCCAAAAAGCGTCAAGATTGACCCTAACGCTCCTGAAGCAGTAAACAAGACAGAAGACTCAACCATCTATAACCTTAACAGGGGAAAGTATCACGTTGTCTCTGATGTCGGACCATCATTCGCTACTCGTAGACAAGAAGCAGCAGAAGCGCAGATACAAATGTGCCAGGCAGACCCAACCCTTATGCAAATTGCTGGGGACATTATCATTAGCAACATGGATTGGCCCGGAGCTGATGACATAGCTAAGCGCAAAAAAGCCATGCTTCCTCCACAAATACAGGCAATCATTGACGCTGATAATGAGGAAGGACAAAAGAAGCTTGATCCACAAGTAGAGATGCAGATGAATCAAATGGCTGATCAAGTCGAGCATTTGAGTGCAGAATTACAAAAGATGCAAGCTGATGTTGAAAGCAAAGAAGAAGAACTTGAGATTAAACGGTTCGAAGCAGAAACCAAGCGCTTAGAAGTTCAACACAAGATTGCTCTTGAGTCTACAGACCTTACACATAGACTGGCATTAGAGCAGGTTAATGCTGAATTAATGAAGCCAAACAACGGCGAATCAGAAGATATTGAAGATGAAGAACCAGAGGAAGTAAAGCCACAAGAACCAGCTCCTCCACATCCTGATTTGCTTAAAGCAATTAATGATTTAAAAGATACACATAGCCAAACACAGGCTATAATAGGCGCAATTAATAAACCCAAGCGCATCATTCGTGGCGCAGACGGCAGGCCGGAAGGCATAGAATAAACTCAACCACAGGACAAATGAAATGGCAATAGCTTATGCAGTACCTTTACGCAATTCTATGCTTGATGCAATTACCAGTTTAGCTGGTGCATCATGTTTAATCAATATATATGATGGCACAAGACCAGCAACAGGTGGAACAGCCACAACATTGCTTGCACAGCTTACAGGTAATGCAACATTTGCTCCTGCTGCTTCAGGCGGTGTTTTGACTCTCAATGCAATAACTCAAGACTCAAGCGCAAACGCCACCGGAACGGCAACATGGTTCCGTATTTATGCATCAAATGGCACTACACATGTTCTTGATGGCAATGTCGGCACATCAGGTAGTGATTTGAACTTGACTACTGTATCCATTGTCACCGCTCAGCCAGTCTCTATATCCTCATTCGTTATAACAGAGGCTAATCCATAATGGCTTCCTTAACTGATGCTCAACTGGTAACACTTAAAGCGGCAATACTAGCATCTGTTGATGCTGAGATTATCGCATTAAGAACGGCTCGTAATGATACAGAGCTCACAATAAAACTGAACAGCAATGTCAATCCTGTGCAATTAGCGTGGGTAAGCAATCAGTTACCACAAGATTCAGATGCTGCCCCTGATTACTCACTTTACGATAGCCTATTAGCTGGTAAACGTGACTCATGGCGTTTATTCCTGGCTTATCCTCGTGACTTCACAAAGAACAAAATCCGCAAATGGGTAACTGACGTTTGGGGTAATGCAACGGCTGGAAGCAATGCTGAGTTAGTCCTCCAGGCAGCAACAAAAAGCATCACCTTCTTTGAGTTAATGTTCGGTGGCACAGATGCCACAACAGGTACAGTTACAGCAAAAAAGCTAAACATTCTTGGCCCTGTAGCGATGCAAGATGTGAGTGCAGCACTCAATTTACCATAAGGCTTTAAACCATGGCTAATGAATTATATTTACGCAAAGGCACATCAAAGCTTGTTAACGGTGAAGCAACAGCAGATGTAGCCTTCTCTATGGAGGGTGTTACCACAGCCGCTGGCCGTGTGTCTGCTCAGATAGATTGGGGCGCAGCACCTAGACCTTATACGTACTCATGGTCATGTGAGATTCAATTTCAGGCTACACCAACACAAGGGCTTGGGCTTGAGTTGTACATTGCCTGTGCTCCCGATGCTGATGCCACACAAATAGATGGTGATGTAGGCAACGCTGATGCTGCTTTAGGTGACATAGACATGAGACGCAACCTGCAACAAATAGGCTATGTTGTAAGTGAGAATGCTGCCGCTTCCGAGAAGTGCGTCGCTTCTGGGATCTTCGAATGTGACAAGAGATACATGAGTATTGTCGGTTATAACGCCAGCGGAGCAACAGTAAACGCAACAGATAGCAACTTCAGGTTTGATATAGTTCCGGTTTACTATCAAGGACAATAATTCATGTCCTATGGTCGCATAAACAGAGACAAGATCACACGTCAGCCAAGGCAACAATACCCAGTAACCAATAATGACATTGGTAAGGGTCTTGTTGCTCTTGCAATTCCTGCTATACAGTATGATCTAAAGACCCGTAAAGCAGTTACCTATAGTGGTAATGCATTATTAGATCAGGATTTCAACGGTAACTATTGGCATGGTGCTGCAACCAATTCACCTGTAGATATTGGCGCTACAGCTGGCTTGAGTTCTGTTTTAGATCAGACAAGGCCTTGGTCTATAGCCACAAAGATATTCCTGGATGATATAACATCATCACAAGAATATATCGGCGACATGAACGCAGCAGGGGCTAACAGAAGTATTGAGCTTTTGGTTAGTGCTGGTGTTCTGTATGCTATCGGCTATGGTACAACCAACTCCCAAGCCACATACACACTGCCAAGCACTGGCATGTACGACATTCTTGTTGTCAGTTCTGGTGGCTCGGCGTTTGTTATCTCTCTATATGTCAATGGTGTCCTGGTTAACACAGGCTCAGCAGCAAGCAGTAACCAAGCAGCTGGAACAACACTCCGACTGATGAACCCAGGGGCTTATACGGCAGGTTTTGGTGCGCTAGGACATATGTATTATTGCGCCTTCTTCCAGGGTGATAAGTCAAAATATGCTAAAGACCTGTATAAAAATCCATGGCAATTGCTTGATGGCACAACATCAAATTATGGATTCTTTAACCAATCTGCAATAACAGGTACATTAGCAACAACAAACGCCAACGACACACTAGCAGCTAGTGGTACTACTACAATAGTAGGCATACTTGCTCGCACAAATTCCAACGATACTTCAGCAGCTTCAGGAACCACTACAATAGTAGGTTCTCTTGCAAGAACTAACGCAAACGATACTGTAAGCGCATCCGGAACGACAACTGTCACAGGCTCTCTTGCTAAAACAAACTCAAATGATACAGTAGTAGCTTCAGGTAGTGTTGGAAGTGCTGTGAGTGGTTCTCTTGCCTATGTAAACATCAATGACACGATTTCTGCATCCGGAACGACTACAATCACAGGAACCTTAGCAAGAACTAACGCTAATGATTTAGTTGTAGCCAGTGGATCGCCCGTAATTGTCGGTACATTAGCCACAACAAACAGCAATGATACTATAACTGCTAATGGAGCTGTTGGTGATGCCGTTATTGGTACTGTATCTGTCACCAATGCGAACGACACATTAGCGGCATCTGGTACGACAACAGTCATTGGTTCGCTGACAAAGATAAACAGTAACGATACATTAGTATCATCAGGAACGACAACAATTGTCGGTTCAGCATCCATAACAAATGCTAACGACACACTTGTGGCTAGTGGATCAGCCACAGGAGCAACAACACTAACATCTCAAGACCTGCTAGACATTGCTGACGCTGTTTGGGCTCACAGCACAGCCATACACCTTGAGTTATTGCTAACGGAAGCATGGGGAAGGTTAGGCTTAGACATAACTGCACCGTTGGTTAGTGGTCAAACAGAGATAAGCTTCGGTTCAATTGTGATGGCATTAACTGAAGCGAGTGGAACTGTAACCTGCGCTAGACAATGATCAATCCGCGAGCAATAGTCACGCTTGGCTTAGGTTTTGATAGCTTATCAAAAGCTACAATTGGCTTTGTTACACAAGCAGCAGAAATATTTTATCCTTATTTCGGTGCTGCTGGTGACTATAGGCATGAAGATAAGAGAAAACCAAAGCCACGCATAGTAAAAAAAGTAATTAAAGAATTAGCAAAAGAAGTTTTGCAAAAAAAGAAAATAGTACCAAAGTATTATACTAATAATATTGATATTGAAAAAATATCAGCATTGATACAGTATGATACAATGGTACAAGCCAGGGAATATATCAGAAATGAGATACAAAGAAAAATAAGGCAAGAGCAAGATGAGGAAGATTTTTTGATGTTGATGTTTTTATAACTAATAGGCATTAATAATGGGATTATTAATCATTGAAACAGAATATTTCAAGAATGAAAAAATAATAAATATAACTGATGAGCATGGCAATGAATTAACTGATTTACACATGGTTGATTATGTTGTATTTAATTTTGAAAGTGGGAAAACTCTTAAACTTGGCATTGATTGGCGAGGAAGAGATTGTTATATATCACAATATGAATAGGTATTGCAAATGAGCGAAGCAGAAACGATTGTTGAAGAGACAATTGCACCGGAAGAACCAGAACAACAAGAAGAACAACCGGAACCAGAGCAACAAGAGGAAACAGAAAAAGAGAAGTACTCAAAGAGAGTCCAGAAAAGAATTGATAAGCTTGAATGGGAAAAGAACGAGGAGAGGCGTAGAGCATACGCACTTGAGCAAGAGATAGAGCAATTACGGAATGGTTCACAACAAAAGCCACAGCAAAACACCGGCGAACCAAAAGCAGACGATTTCCCGGCTGGTCGATATGACCCTGATTATTTGTTGGCATTAACTGAGTACAAAATACAACAATCTATTGACAATTTACAAAAATCTGCTAATGTTAGTGAGCAAAGAAAGCTAGTTGATTTGCAGCAACAACAGGCAAGGCAAGCCCACGATGATTATGACGATGTTACAGCAGAACTCCTTGATCATCATCTTGCTAACGACCCTGTTTTTAATGATGCAATCCTAGCTTCTGATAATGTCGCGGAAGTAGCCTACTATTTAGGTAAAAATCCAGACCAATTAGACCATATAGCAACGCTTCAAGGTAATCCAGCCAAGATGTTGAAATACATTGGCAGGATTGAAGCAATGCTAGAAAATCAAAAACCTTTAGACAAGCCAAAACTGGCAACATCTAATGCACCAAGACCTATCGCTCCTGTCGGCAGCGCAAAACCAGAACCAAGCAGCAAAGACCCTTCAACCATGACTCAAGACGAGTACATAAAATGGCGTAAGGGCACAAAATAACCCAATTTTTTGCGGATTAATCCGCGCAGACAAGTGACCCAAGACAGGGGAATACAAAATGGCTAATACCTTACTTACATCCAGTATAATCATGAAAGAAGCCCTCATGATTCTGGAAAATGATTTAACATTCACGAAAAACGTAAACCGTGAATATGACGATAAATTTGGCGTAGCTGGCGCTAAAATCGGTGCCACAATCAATGCACGTAAACCACCTCGTTATGTTGGCCGTACTGGTCAAGCATTGCAGGTTGAAGGCTCAACCGAAAACTATGTGCCTATCACTTTAGATACTCAATTCGGTGTTGATATTTCTTTCAGTTCAGCAGATTTAACTCTGCACATTGATGAGTTCGCAAATCGCTTCCTGAAGCCAGCCATGGCAACCATAGCCAACAAAATTGACTATGACGGCACAGGTTTGTATAAAGATGTATTCCGTTACATCAACGCAAACAGCGCAGCCGGCACTTTGACTGGTGGATCAGTTACAGCAGCACAAGCTCAAGCTCAAATACTTGGCGCAGGTGCGATCTTAACTGAATCTGGCGTACCTAAAGATGGTCAGCGTGGTTTGGTTATGTCACCAAACTCAACCGCTTCAGCTATTACTCCTTTGCTGGCACAATTCAACAATGCCCAAAAAATCTCTCAAATGTTCGGTGAGGCAACAGTTGCATCACGTACATTAGGTTTTGACTGGGCCGAAGATGCAAACGTCCAGGCATTTACTCCTTCAGCTTCTGGTGGCTTAGTTACTGGTACGTCTACCGGCACATTGACCGCATCAGGCGCAACAACAATGGCTGTGGCTTCCGTTACTGCTGGCACTGTACCTCGTGGTACTGTATTAAGTATTGCTGGCGTTTATGCAATTAACCCACAATCAAGAGTTTCAACTGGTCGGTTGATGCAGTTTGTTGTAACTGCGGATACAGTTGTTACCACTACCGGCACATTGCCGATTTATCCTGCTTATATTCCATCAGGTCAATTTGCGACCTGTACCGGATCGGCAGCTGGCGGTTCATTGATTACATTGCACTCAGGCGCAACCGGTGCAGGCCCATACGATCAAAACCTGGCTTACCATAAAGATGCATTCACTTTGGCAACTGCTGACTTGCTGTTACCTGGTGGTGTTGATATGGCAGAACGTGCAAACCATAACGGCGTATCAATGAGAATGGTGAGACAGTACGATATCAACTCAGATATGTTCCCTGTCCGTTTCGATGTTCTGTATGGCTGGAAAACTGTCTATCCTGAACTCGCTGTTCGTGTAGGCGGCTAAAACAAAACATTAAGGAGGTATTGCTACCTCCTTTTAACTAAAAGAGACTAAGATTATGCCAGATTCAAATTATAGCGGTTTAGGGCCTATTGTACCTATCGTCACATATACCAGCGGATCAACCTACGCCATCAATGCAGGTTCTGAACTTGCAGCCGGTGCAACTTCAGCCAGTGCAGATATTACCTTCACAGGTGTTGCTACTACTGATAAGAACGTCATGTTTGGCCCAAGGGATGCTTATGTTATCCCAGCAGGGATCAAACTTGTTTCAGCTAAGGTCACTGCAACAAATACTGTTTCTGTTGTTTGGAAAAACACCACTAATGCAGCCATTACCCCACCTGCTGCGGCGACGTGGACTTTGGTTGTGCTGAAACAGATGTTTTATGTAGCTGAAAACGCAGAGTAAACGCTCAATCCTCATTATAGCCAGGGAAGGCTCTTTTTTAGGCTAATATATGTCAATAGTAGTCGGTACAACAGGGCAAATAATTACTGTAGTTGACATAATTACAGCAGCTTTGCGG